GAACGGTTGCTTGGAGAGTTAAATAAAGCAGCCTAAGGGCTGCGAAATGCGGCCTCGAACATAAGGATAAATCGCCCAAAAGGCGATTATCCTCCTTAACATTGTCTCCTCGGAAATTCCCTTGCTCTGCATCGCTGCCTGCCGATCGGAACCAAACGAATGCTGATTGCGACACGCTTCAAGTGCATATTTCACGAACGCACGACGATCATACCAGTTTAGACTTTCAGGTGAACCTGATAAGAAAGAAATAAATAATTCATTTTCATTCATACTGCTTAATTTTTAAAGTTTTCAATCACAAAGTTAAGCAATCCCAGCAGAGGGTAGTGCCCCCGCTGGGAACAAAAAAACAAACAACCCTATGAACGCAGAAATAACATTCTTCGAGAAATCGGTCACCTACGACAAGTTTGTGACGGATATAGCCGCCCGTCTCGCTTCATTCATGAAAGAGGACAAAGACGATCCGGAATATATCTCACAGCGGAGAGCGGAAAGAATATACGGACAGGCAAACATACTCCGCTGGAGAAGATCAGGAGCTATCAAACCAATAATAAGACCGGGTAAGATAGAATATCCAACGGCCCAACTGAAAGAGTTAAGCCGTGTAGACGAGATATTCATCAGATGGCAATTGAGCAAAAAGAAAAAATAAACCAACCGTCGGAGTTTTCCGATATCCGCTCCTTTAGCTCAGACAGGTCAGAGCAGATCACTCATAATGATAAGGTCGCCGGTTCAAGTCCGGCAGGGAGCACCGATATAGACGTTCTTTAACATTGTGGATTAAATCCTGCCTTCCAGTAAATAGGCTTTTGCTTGGGCTGGTAGACGGGTCGTTTCAATCGATCAGCAACAAACTGTATGAGGTTATTGCTTCCGGTGTTGTTTAACCGGTGTTGTCGATGTGAGGTTGGGGCGCGTAACGTTCACTTTCAGATGATCCCTTTCGGTGTTACTCGGTCATGGAGTTGGTCAACCGTCGTTACGAATAAGATATATCCCGGACATGAAGGCGCTACGCTGCTGATTGGATCGGCCTCCGGGAACGAATTAAAAAACGTGATTATGAAAGTACTTATCCAAAAAGAAGTAAAGACAAAACGCTTACGTGAAGTAAGAATCGGGGAAACCTTTAAAAAGGAAATGCACATTGCAGAACAGGTAACAACCCTTTATATCATAGGAATCCCCGTTTTCCGGAAGAAAGAATTATTCAGCGATTAATTCCCTGATCTGATCAAGACTTTGATCTACATACAAAACAGCAGTAGCATCCGGTCTTGAATAGGCAAAATGCACAACAGAACCAGACAAGTCGCTTCTTTCAACATAAGAAATAGAATTAACATTCACGATAAATTTGTCTTTCCCAGAATTTAGTTCAATAAACTTGCTCATTTTCTTAATTTTTTTGATTTGACACTACAAAGTTAAGAAAACCCGGTACAAAGGCGCGAAGCTGTCGATCGGATCGGCTGCCGGGGACAAATTTTTACTCAACTAATTCTTTAATTTTTATTGTTTACAGCTAACGAAGTTGGCAAAACCAACTTATCCGTATCCTCTTGCGACAAGCCGATACGGTTTCTTTTTTGACTCTTTTTATTTCCATACTATATAACTCGTGGCAATCCCTATCCGGGTATCCTTGCGGTGGTTGGTTAAGAAGACCGTATTGCCACATAACAAACATTGATATGAAAGAAATATTTATTCCGCCTTAGAGATGGTTGGGCGGCCAAATAAACAAGGTGAAAATTTTAATTATATCAACGTGTCTCGCCTAAAAAGCTCACCTGGGTTTACACGCGGATCGAGTCCGCGATTGGCCTCAGTTATTTTTTATTGGTTTAGAATAAGTAGTAATATCGCCGTATCGGCCTGTGACAGGTAGATACGGTTTCCTTTTTGAAACAAATTTAAAAATCAACGATATGGAAACAGAAAACAAAATCATCTTTGTGATGGCCTTGCTTATGGCAATAGGCAGTGGTGTCGGGATGTTCTACAACTATTCCCTTGTTCTCTTCTTTGCATGTGGCCTTTCCTTATTATATGCAATACATAAGGAGGAACGGAAATGAAGGTGATCTACATCAAGAACCCGGACGGCGATCTTTGCTACGACGGAGAAGAAACCAATGATCCAGAATTCGACGAAATGTTAGAAGATTGGAGGTTTGAAATGAACACGTACAACTATTAATAAATAAGAATTATGAATGATTTAGTAAAAACTGAAGAGCTTGACGTTCCAGTAAAGCCTAATTTGGCTCCAGTAGAAGATGCTGTATTTACACTTGATCCCCAAAATCCAAACAAGGCCCTGACGGATATTGACAATGCGATCGTTGTTCCCTTACAGGCGAATATGGAAATGTGGAATCCCGTCAGCGAAGGGGATACGATGGTCGGTCTTCTAAACGGTTTTACGGTTTTGCAAATGCAGAGCATGAGCAACCCGGAAACTACCGAAGACGTTGAGTGCGCGATCTTATACACACCCAAAGATGTTGTCGATCCTAAGACTGGAGAAGTACAAGGCCGTAAACTGGCAAAAGTCGGCATTGCGGCCAAACGCGCTGTGTCCTTTCTTAAAAGCGTACCCCGCTCAACCATGTGGACCATACGCTTTACAGGTGAACAGAAGAATAAAAACAACCAATTCAAGTCAAAGACTTTCGAATTTTATCAAATGACGAAAAATGACAGCAGACGAACTCATTAATATGGCGATAGCCGAAGGCATAGATGTCAGTAGCCAGCCGGCATCTGTGCCGATGTCCATAGATTACACGCGGTCATTGAAGGATTATGCCACAGCTGGAGAGATAGCATCTTTTCTTCACGCGCGTAAGAAATCCCATCACATTTACTCTAATACACTTCGCAAGAACGGTATCGTTGTAAAAGAAGATATGGGAAAATACCTTGCATCGAAAGATTATATCAATTCCGGTGCACTCAAAGAGGCCATCAAATCCCCTCTTCATCTTTTTTACGCGGTAGAATCCGGTTGGAAAGACCGCTTGGAGGCTTACGAAAAATCCAAGAACTATTTTGTCCTCGGAGAATTCATTCATCAAGCGATACTCGAACCTCGCAAGTTTTCCAGAGTAGTTGTCGAGCCCGGCTTTAAATTGAATACGAAAGATGGTGTAAAAGGGCTTGTTTCTTTCTGGGAGGACAAACTGGACCAGTCCCAAGAAGAAGATGGCGCACCTGATAAAGAGAAAATCAAGAATATTGTAGTTCAAGGAGGTTTCGATCTGGACAAAATGGACGGCCTTAAACAATATTACGCGGCACTCAAAGCAGCTTCCGGTTTCCAAGCCATAGACGAACCAAACAAACTAATAGTGGATATTATGTACTCGAACTATCGTCGTTACGGAGACGGTTTGTTTTTCGAGCTACTGAAGCATAGCAAAAGGGAAACATCCATCTACTATCAAGATCCAATCTATTCAATTCCGCAGAGAATTCGCCCTGATGCAATGCAGTTTGAAGAAAATATAGGAGCCAATACTATAATTTCAGTGAAGTCCACCAGAGCCGAAAGTATCGGACATTTTACATATCAAACTGCCAAACTCTGTTACGAACTTTCAGAAGGAATGTACTTAGATGTTGCCAGTGCTGTTACAGGTCGGGATTTTAGAAGTACGATCATGATAATGGTTCAAACTATCCCGCCTTTTGGTATTGCAGCATTCGTTTGGGACCCGGAAGATCTCGAAATTGGTAAATACAAATACCGTCAAGCCTTACAAACCGTAGCCGAATGCCGGGAGAAAGGTTTGTATCCTGGATATGATGCGTATGCCGAATCCGGAAATTTTGGGCTTATCTCTATGAAACAACCGGAATGGAACACAAAAGAACTTCATCCGGTAGATATTGATAATTAATTATTAAATCCTCATAATATGGACAAATTTTTAGGACAGGAACAACCCGAAGAAGATAGATGGCAATTTATTCAGGACAATGCCGATGCAATTGAAGAAATTGGTTATACCCATCGTTTTACACCCGAAGAATTAGCACAGAAAAAAGAATCTCTTGCTGAAACTTCTATTGAAATCAACGACATCGAAGAAGAAAAGAAAGAAGTCATGCAAGAATACAAGAAGCAACTGGAGCCTCTTTTGAAACAAAAGAAACAACTTCTTGAGCACATCAAGAAGGGATCGGAGTTCAGAGAGAACGAGCAATGTGCCAAAATTCTTTATCACGACGAAAGGATGGTTGGATATTACAACAAACTCGGAGAGCTGGTTTATTCCCGCCCTATTATGCCGCAAGAAATGCAAAAAACAATTTTCAAAACATTAAAAACAGGAACAAATGACTGAAAACAAATTGAACGTAGTTGTGCCGAAAGACTATAACGGCAAACCTATCGAAGTAGTATTGCGTGAAGGTGAAGCGCCCGTAGCACTTGACCCAAAAGAACAGGAAAGAGTAGTTATCAATGGAACGATAGATGCACCTCTCAGATGGTTGGAAAAGCGTGTCGAACTGATTAATCAGAAATCGACCAATATCATCGTAAACCGTGATAAGATGGGGATAGCATTAACTATTGATGAAACCAACTACTATCAGACTGAAATCAAAGGTATTTTACAGGCTTCCAAGGAAATGCAGGAGTTCGGTATCAATACTGATAAAAAATGGGAGCCTATTAAGCTATCCCAGTTCTTCAAGATGCACCGTGCTTTCTTCAAGGACAAATCTGAAAACATGATACTGGTTTCCACTTTGAAGAACTTTAAAGCAAAGGTAAACCAAGACATTGAGCGCAGCAAGGAGGAAAACGGCAGCAAAGTTGACAGCTACTCGCAGGTGGTTGATTCCAATCTGCCGAAATCATTCAAACTGAACATCCCTCTTTTTAAAGGCTTTGCCTGTGAAGAAATCGAAGTTGAGATTTACGCGGATGTAGACGGTAGAGACGTATCTCTTTCCTTAGTATCTGCCGGTGCGAATGAAGCTATCGAGGAATACAAGAATAAAGTGATTGACGAACAACTGGATGCTATCAGACAGATTGCACCAGATATTGTAATCATAGAAGTTTGATTATGGAAGATTATTATGATTATATCCCCGATTGGGCGATAATAGAAAAGTAGTTGGTTTTTCATGGTATTTAGAATCTTTACCGCGAAGAGCCTGTGAAGGCGTAAGCGGTAAACTTGGGCGGCCAGTAATCAGGGATGAAACATTACGGAGTGCGCACGATGTAAAGAGGCCGGTTCGATGCCGGCGTCGCCCACAAACCCTTTTAGTGAAAACCTTCAAAAAAATGTCAGAAGTAGAGCGAAGATAGCGCAGGTGTTTTCCGCACGGCATCGGTTAGCCGTTGACTCTATCTGAAAGGTGATGCGAAATTGACATAGAAGGTATGACGGAAGTGAGCAGCACTTTAACTGCACCTTGTATGTGCCCCGGATAACATGGTCCGGGGCTTTAAAATGAAGCTAATTTTATACATCATGAATATAGAAACAATCAACAATTGGACAGAGGCGCTTTCTCTGGTTGTCTTGATCTTAGGTATCATGGCTATTCTTTACATTGGATTATGTCTCATTAATCAAAAAAGAAACAGAAAATGGTAAATAGTAAACAATGCAAGGAAGCAAAGCCTAAACGTCTCTCTATCTCCCTGCTTCAGCAGAGATTGGACAAAGTTTTTTCCGAATACATCCGTCTACGAGATGCAAATGAAAACGGTTTCTGCCGATGTGCAACATGTGGCGAAATGTGGAGATGGCAAATAATGCAAAACGGTCATTACATAAGCCGACAGCATATAAAAACCAGATACGACGAAAGGAACTGTCATTCACAATGTTTTAATTGCAATATCGGCTTACGAGGCAACTTAGATCGGTATAAGCGATTTATCATAGAAAAATACGGGGTAAAGGTTCTTGAAGAACTGGAAACAGCCAAGAAAGTCATTGAAAAATGGACCATTTCTGATTATCAGGAGAAGATCAAATATTACAAAGCTGAAGTCAATCGGCTAAGAAAAGAGAAAGGACTTTAAAATGGCAAAGACCGGATTCCCCTTTTATAGAGCCGAGACAGATCGTTTTCAGGATATCCGGATCAAACGACTAAAAAAAGAGTTTAAAGGAGCCGGCTATGCTGTTTACTCATATATACTCAATGAAATCTACCGAGTAAAAGGTTGCTTCCTGGAGTGGGACGAAAGTACTGCCTTTGACGTATCTGAATACTGGGATCTGAAGGAAAGCCAAGTTGAAGAAATTGTGAAATACTGTTGTGCAATCGGGCTATTTGATAAAGGACTATTCACAAACGGGAGAGTAATAACATCACGGGCAATTCAGATAAGATACATTGAGATGAATAAGCTGGCAAAAAGAAATAGTTTTGATATTCCAGACAACATCTGTCTTATTCAAGAAGAAATGCAAAAACTTCCAGAAAAAACAAGAAAACTTCTGGAAGTTTCAGACAAAGTAGAGTATAGTAGAGAAAAGAAAAGTAAAGAAAAGTATCCTCCCCCTCTATCCCCCGCAGGGGGAAATGGAGGATGCGGAAATAATCTTTTTTCTAAAGATTCCAATACAGATGGGATAGAAAGAAACTTCGAAGGACTGACCAACAGGCTGAACAGATTATTTATCCCTCCAGACGAGTTCAACATCATTTGCCAATTGTCGAACAATGGAGAAATAGGGCATCCCATTTGGACCATAATCCAAGCTGCTGAACGAGGAGGAGCTCGGCTGCACTCTCCCGGCAAATATATTATTTCAGAACTCAAAAAAGCAATCAAGAAATGAAAATCAATGTTTTCAAAACTCAATGTAAAATAGGTTCATCTGTCAAATACAAACAGAAAACAAGAAAAGTTGTCGACATAAACCGAAGTACCAATGAGGTTTGTTTAGACCACCGTCTGTGGGTTCGTTGTACAGAGGTTGAGTTATTAACATCGGAATAAAAAATATATGATCATGCAAAAAGACTGGAAATTAGAAGAAATAAAGCGTCTCGAAAAGGAACGCGACAGGAACTTGGCAATACACTGTAACTATGTGGCTGCCAAACATCAAAGACTGATCGACAGACTGGAAAAGGAAATCAATCAAGACACGAAACATTAATACATCTATAACTACCTAAAATTTAAAAACAATGAATGTTAACATCAAAAATTTAAACCTGTCGGTAATCATGCCGGCGATCACCAAGAGTGGCCAACCCGTATGTAACGACCGCGTATCATCTGAAAAGGACAAAGTAGAGCACGCCAGCGGACTGTATCTAATCTACGAAGACGGACACGCAGAGCCGTTTACCGGCAATAACTCCAAAGATTGTGTACGATACATCGGGTTGAAGCACGGATACATGTCATTTGCAATCTCACTGACGGAGCATGATAGCGTACAATTGCTTGACGATGATAGCCGTGAAGAATCCGGAAGTGGGACATATTACGAACGTGAATGTGATGCGCTGTTTGACATTGACGGACGCGGCAATACGGAACGCCTTGTAGCCAGAAATCCAAAATTGAGAAATCTGCTGGAAGATGACGAGTATATACCATCTCTTGGTCAATTAAATTTAATGGCCCATCATATGGACGAACTAAACAAAGCATTCGCTTATGTTTCGGCATCTCCCCTCTCCTCGGCGTGGTATTGGTCCAGTACTGAGTACAGCCAGTTCAACGCGTGGTACGTGCACTTCTCCAATGGCTACACGAGCAGCAGCAGCAAGTACTACAGTGGCAGGGTTCGGGCGGTGGCAGCATTCACTTTTAAACTTTAATCTTTTGGTGCGCTCCTTTTGGAGCGTGCCTTTAAAAATCAACATTACACAGAGAAGGCAATAAAAAAAAAGAAATCAAGATGGGACAAGTTAAAGGTTTTAATGACATAATTGCTGATTATTTGAAACAACGAGCAGAAGAAGATACCCTGTTTGCTCCAAAGTTTGCCAATCCCAATAAGAGTATTGATGAATGCTGCCGTTACATTTTAGGAGAGGCTCGTAAACGAGGAACTGCTGTTGCAATGAGTGACTCGGAAGTCTTTGGACTGGCCGTGCACTACTATGATGAAAAGGATATCAAGATAGAAAAAGTTTCTGCCGGTTGTTCTGTTTCTTCTTCTCAGAAAGTAAAACTAACAGAAGAAGAGAAGAAAATAGCCCGTGAAGTGGCTATCAAACGGTTAGCCGAAGAGCAATACCAATTGCTTAAAAAGAAGCCGGCGAAAAAGAAAGCAGATACAAATGTCCAACAAATGAGCCTGTTTTGATATGAAGCCGAGAACGAAATTGGAAAAGCTGGTGACGGAGTTAAGCGGAAAACTGCCTGCCATCACGAAGGAACAGGAAGACTGGGCCAAAAAGCATCTGTTTGATCATTTTGCCTACAAATGTAAGGATGAGCTATGGTGTTCCGAATGCGGTAAGATGTGGGTCAATACGAGTAAAGATAAATTGGGTGACAAAATCGAATGCCCTTATTGCCATCATCAATTGGACGTAAAGGTCAGCCGGAAGCAGAAGATCCATGAAGAGGCGTATATGTCCATCCTGCAAGTGAAAGGCGGGTTCCAGGTGATCCGGCATATACTATGTTGGAAAAATATTCGGAAGGAAACTTCTCCGGTGTGTTATGATTTTACAGAAGTGGTTCAAGAGTGGATTCGTGAAGACGGAAAACGTACGATCATAGCCCGACCGATTAATATGGGCAGTAACGGATTTGTATATAGTTCACCTCTCAGTATCAAAGGAGAATATGGAAGTACCCCCTATAACTATTACGGTGATTTATATGCGATACATGGAGAGCTTTATCCAAGGAAAGAATTACTGCCGGAATTAAAAAAACGGGGACTGAATCGACGGTTCCCAGATGTAACTCCGTCGAAATTGATACGTGACTTATTGAAAGGTGGTAACGATTCGGAATTGTGTCTGAAGACCGGGCAAATCCCCATGCTGAAGCATATGTATAGAAACGGCTTCTATCACCTTCGCTATAAACCGTCGTTCAACATCTGCAACCGCAACCATTACATCATTAAGGACGCTTCTATGTGGGAAGATTATATGTCTTTGCTGTCTTACTTTGGTAAAGATATGCGTAACGCCCACTATGTCTGCCCTAAGAACCTGAAAACTGCACATGATAAACTACTAAAGATAAAACAGGTACGTGAAGCCAGGTTGAGACAGGAAAGGGATCGAGCACAATCTATCAGTAAGCGTGAAAAGTTAATGAAGGATATAGCCGGCTTCTACGAGCGGATGGAAAAGTTCTTCGGATTGAGAATCGAAGAAGAGGATATAACCATCCGCCCTTTGGAAAGTGTCACCCAGTTTTATCAGGAAGGTAAGGCCATGCACCATTGTGTGTATCAGAACGGATACTATAGACGGCCGGAATGCCTGATATTGTCGGCAAAGGACACGGCTGGAAAACGATTGGAGACGATAGAGGTAAACTTGAAGACACTGGATATCGTACAGTCCCGATCCTTCTGTAACGGCGTAAGCGAGTATCACGACCAGATAGTCAAACTGGTGAAAAAGAATATGAACCTGATTCGTCGTAAAATGATTGCATAAAGAAAGTAAAAAATGAGGTACGCATTAAGAAAGCAGGATAAGATTGCGGCTGCAATAGGTGATGATTATTTGAAAAATCATATCCTCAAAAGTCTTGATAGTTTCTTCCGAAAGAGCAATGATGAATGTATAATCAGTTCTGTTGAATTGGACACCTATCAAACCGAATCAGGAGAAAGTTATGCCGTGTTAAGAGTTAATGACCTTGCAGATGATAACGCAATGTTGGAGTTTGCGGTAATTGGGAAAGAGTTCGATGTTTTAAAACTTGCCTTTTTAGGCAGAATGAAAGGATAGAACAATGAAAATAAGCAAGAAAGTTCTCAAGGGGATTAAGTCAGAGGCACTTCGATTGAAACAGATATACGAAGCCCCGAACCCCGAAGTTGATAAAATTATTTCCGAATTACGTGAGGAAGCAAAGGGGAAGCCGGAAAACATGAGCAAGGATGAAGAAATTGCCTACATCCTCGGAAATGCTGACGAAAGGCATTGCAGCGAATGTGTACACTACGAGGCTTGCCCGAACTGTCAGATGTACTGCAAAGCTCTGCAACGGAGAATAACAGCAAGGAAATCTGCCAAGAACTGCAAGTATTACAAATCATTTATCAAGGAGGTAAAGAAATGACAAAAATAAAATTGAATTGGGCATACGCAAAAGGCGAATTTGACACCGATACATTGAAACTGATATGTATTCCGGCAAGAGGGAAGCGTGTGTTGGGTCCCGATGAATTGGACGCAGAACTTTGTATCAAAGATGGCATGAACTACCAAATAGCAGAAATCCATTTGGGAGATGTGGAAAGTTCCAATGTCCTTTGCAATGAGATAGCAAGGCGATGGAATGAGTTTAATTCACGGACTAATATTAACTCAGTATGGCATGATGCAAGGGAAATTATTGTAAAGATGGGATATGTCTTAGTTGAGTTTAAAACAAAACGTGGTGTATCTTACAATATATGGAAAATTGCGAATGTAGACGTAGTTTCTTATTGGAACACATTCATAACAGAAAACAAGATAATAAGGTATGCCTACATCGAAGACTTACTACCTAATACGGAGGAATGAATATGAATAAAATAGAAAAACTTATAGAGAAAAAGAGTGTCCTGGAAGAGAGATTGTATAAAGAAGAGCGCAGAGAAATTGAAATGTTGAATAGAAGAGGTTTTGGATATGCGATGCGACATGTCAAAATTGGTTTCTCTACACGAAAATCAGATGCTCTCAAAGAACGCATTAGAATTATCAGTGAACAAATTAACGAATTAAAGAAGTTAAATGAAAGCGATAACAATTAAACAGCCGTGGGCAAGCCTGATTGTGTCCGGGCTGAAAGATATAGAAAACAGGACTTGGAACTGTCCTAAGAAATACTTAGGTAAGAGGGTGCTGATTCATGCAGCAAAGACCTCAGTTAAGGAGGGATGGAGCGCACTTAACGGAATGCAAATAAAGAAAGTTTCCAAACACAAGGACAAACTTTACGGAGATAATGAAGATTTGCCGAAAGGTGCCATCATCGGCAGTGTCGAGATAGTCGATTGCATTCAGAATCACCCCTCACCGTGGGCCGAAAAGGGCGTGTGGAACTGGGTGCTGGCTAACCCTATTTTATTCCCCGAACCAATACCGGCTAAAGGCAAGTTATCTTTCTGGGAATATGATAAAATTTTAGAGCCTGTGTCTGATGGCGATCATAAAATTTGCATGTGCCGTATATGCGTGGATGAAAAAGTTCAGGTGATGAGTATGGGGAATTATTTTGTATGTAAATATTGCGGTGGACGCTGGTATAAGTAAATCTATAACAAAATGGAATTGAACATTATGGATAAAACGAAATGTATCACTTTCGATCCGGTAGCACAAGAAGCATTGCCGGATCATATTAAGGCTAAAATGAAAGCAGATCGAGATAAAGCCAAATTAGAGGCATATCATAAGCAATGCCCTTGCTGGAACAGTCACAACGATAGTTGCTATGATGATAATTGCCCTTGTGATAGAGATTGTGAGTATATGAAAAGTTTCAATTCTAAAAAGAAATGAACCTAATGGACAAGGTGCAACAATCAATAGATTTTCTTCGGAAGCTGGAAACAGACGATCCTTATAGTCTTGGTTTCTCCGGCGGTAAAGATAGTGTCGTTATCCTGGACCTTGCCGAACGTGCCGGTGTCCGGTTTACGGCTACCTATGCCAATACGACTGTCGATCCGCCGGGAACAATATCTTTTATTAAGACAAATTACCCACAGGTGGTTATCCGTCATCCGGAAAAATCATTCTTTCAGCTTGTAAGCGAAAAAGGTTTTCCATCCCGGATGCGCAGGTTCTGCTGCGAAAAACTAAAGGAGCGATATGGTATAGGTAAAAGGACGATTGAAGGTATGCGAGCAGAAGAAAGTTCGAAACGTGCATTGTATGAGCCGGAGCAGTGTGATAGTAGAAAGTGGATGAAGGGTGCAAAGCATATTTTACCGATCTTATCCTGGACGGAAAATGATGTATGGCGGTATATCCGTAAGCGTGGGCTGCCTTATTCAAAATATTACGATCCACCTTACTGTTTAACCAGACATGGTTGTGTAGGTTGCCCTCTGGCTACGGTACATCAAATGCAGGCAGAATACAAATTGTTCCCCGGTTACGCCCGGCAGATGATCCGATCAATCGGAAAGTACATGGATAATAAACCGGACAATGCAATAGCGAGAAACTTCTCTGATCCTTGCGAGGCATTTTATTTCTACCTGAACGAGATGTCGATGCAAGATATACGACGATTAAAGAAAGGTTTGTTTGGATTCAATGCCAAACAAATTATTGAAAAAGAAATATTTCAAACTAAAAAGATATGAAGCAAGTTACTATTGGCGATAAACCGTTAATGCAAATATCAAAAGAAGATATTTTGCAATTGGCTATAATGCAAGGATGCTGTGCTCACTTAGAGTATTGGAATCCTCCTGTTTTGTTAGAATATAATAATACAATGTTTTCTGATAGCGTTTGGATAACATATCAATCAACCAGAAAAAGTGATAGCATTAAAAGCGACGTTCTTGTTTTCTTTTTCAACGTAAGGGATATTTCTTATCATTATCATAGAGAGAATATGACAGAACAGTGGTACGGAAGACGTCTTAACTTGGACGTAATCAAGTTTTTGATAGAAAAAGGATATGATGTCCTTATTTATTAATCCAAATTTAAGAAGAAAGGAGTTAAAATATGATCACAAAAGAGACAGCCCGTGAAATATACAATTGCTATCAGCAGATTGAGGAAATAGATAAGCTCAAGGATGATATGTTAAAAGAAATAGAACGTATCAAAAAGAAAAAAGAAGAGGATAAAAATCCTATTCCAACCATAAATGATAGTAGCTTTGGCAGATATGGGAAAGGCATGCAGTTGGGTATTCCAGACAGCAATGGTTATTCATCCATGCGCATTTTTTCAATATCTCCATCTCTCGGATTAGAGGTTATGGATGAACAAAGAAGTAACCTTGAAAAAAGGTTGGGAAAGTTAGAGACTATTGCAAAATTAGAGATGGGCAAACCTATTTAAAGATAATTGAGCCATGAAAACTTTAAAACAATGGGAAAAATCAGGCTTGGATTTAGAGGATTTTATTCATCCCGGAGATTGGATAAGTGAAGACCTATACAATTATATTGGAGAAATCGTTTGTCCGTATTATTGTTCAAAGGACTTAATCCAAGGAGGCGATCCAATTAAATCGGAAGATGGAGTATTGTTTTACTGTACCTGCCATCATACTGAGGATGATAGATATCTATATCTTGGTATTCTTCCGGAGTTTAAGCAGTAACTACCATAACTAAAGAATCATGAAACTAACAAAAGAAGAAGACAAAGTTGTTTGCAAGTTCTTGAAGAATATTGCAGACGAAGGTGGAGAACAGTTATTAAAGCTGACTCAGTTCATGTTACTCCGATGGTCAGAAGAAGGCATTCGGATAAATGCTGGCGAAATTGCTTTAGCCCAGGTGATCAACCATGAAGGAGAACAATACAGTACCCGTATGGTTATTCAGTACTCAAAAGTTGGCGAGAAGACTTTGGAAGAACGGGCATATGAGATAGCAGACCGAATGATTTCTTCAGGATCAGATAATTGTGATATCCGAGAGGAATTGAAGAAAGCTATATTAGCAGGATACAACTTGCATCAGGAGGATTTCAATGATGAATGACTTAAATAGGACTACCCTAAGACAATCTTAGGATAGTCCTACGAATCAACGACATTTGCACTTTAGGAAACGATATATTTCCTTCTGTACTAAATGTGGGAACCTTTTAGCATAAGCTAAACTTGAAAATTGGCCTTTGCCGTTTTTACCAATTTTCCTAATTATAATTATTTTATTTCTCATAAAAATATTGTCCTATTGTTTTGTAGGACAGTGTAAATATAGAAAGTGATTTTTATATGACAACAATCGGAGTAAGAATGTTTAATATATTAGTAATCGGACTATTAAGATTAAATCTCCTCAAATATTATTTGATATTTCCAAATTAGAATTAAGAATTTATTAATCTGTCTCAGATTTGGTCACATAAAATAAAATATTACGAACATGCGCAAACAGTAATTACTATATTGGTAAAAAAACAGTTCGGAGCCGGCACGAAATAGAACCCGATTAGGCTCAAAGCACGAAAAAATGAATCCTAATCACATATTTGACAAACTACCGCTAAACTGTAAATTTAGCGGTAGTAGTTCACCAAATCTTATAATATCCCCCAATCCCCACATAAGGCGACAATCCATCTCGACCAATCCCATAACCGGCCATGATACCTATTCCCCAGCGACGGGATGACTGCCGTTTCGTGATATACATTGTTTCCTGAAAAACATCAATACTATCAAGCGACGGATTGTATCCCGATACCCAAGCATGATAATCGTCCGTCAAGTATTCTTTCTGAGTGATCGGTACCGGCACATAGATCGTGTCAATCTTATCCTGCCCTTTCTCTTTAATGACGATCGGATAGGGTATTTCGACCTCTCCTACTTCGATTTCAAAGGAAGCTACCGGCAGAACCGTTCTCAAGGTGTCAATTACCGTATCACGTTCAATTTGTACATTTTTTACACATGTACTCCGAATATGGTAGCCCGCTATAAAGCTGGCTACCAACCCGATCAACAATAGTGTGACATACCAGGATTTCATAGCAAAATCCATCCTGTTATAACATCCGGCATATCAGCTTCTACGCCGTTTTCAACATACGACATAGCAGCGACAATGCGAATCATTATCTCTCTGTTCTCAGGATATACAAGCTCGTCAGCTGGAATACCGCTTCTTTCTGCCACCACCCTGATATAATTCTCCGTATGGTTCTCGTTTGTCGGAGCCCACCGGCTAATCATCTTGCGGATGGTGTCCAGTTTGTAATTGCGGATATAATTCCGTAAGATTACGAACATCGCCCGGTATCCGTAAGCCATTGTTGTAAATTGCTTAAACGACTTATCCTTGCTTGGTCTCACCTCGCCCTGAAATAAGTCGCCATTGATCCGGATATTTCCGGGATTGTTATTTCTTAAGCCTCTCGGCAAATTATTCTTCTTCATATTATTTATCTCCTTTATTACTTGAATTTTTGATAATCTTAATCAGTTCTTCCGCATCTTTCGATACTGCGCATTGAACGATCCTTTCTACGATATCGGCAATTTCCCCGGCATGAGCCTTCTTCTTCTTGCTATTTTCCACAACCGATCGTCCTTCAATAAGTAATATTCCCAAAGTAACCACGATCACACAATAAGGGATGGCATACCAAGGGAAAAACAGCCCCAACACGTCAATCAAGACAGCAAAGAGGACTACTCGCAGGTAATCTACGATCTTGGCAATTGTCTTCCTAAGCGACCGGCTGGAAATAGGTTCTTTATTCACCCTTGCTGCATCCAGTCCCGTCCACATGTCAATGAACGAGGCTACGATTGTCAAGATAGCACAGATAAAAATAATAGTAGTCCCATGCGTTATATCCTGGGTAATGTTCAAATGAATGATACGTTCCATACTTACGCTAAAATTAAAAGTGACAGATAGGTACTTGTTAATGCTGCAACTTCGATCCAGAACATCGGTTTAGTGTACAGAAAATCCGATATAATGCAATCGTTTTCATTTCGCACCATCATGGCCACGGTATAACCCACATACGCTATCCAAACCATCAAACACCACGGACAGTTACAGGCTACCCAAGCCTGCGAACCCACAAGGCAAAGTATAGCCCCCATTTTGTGTATGCCCCCCTCGACGATATCCTTGAAGTTTGGAGCAGCCCCAATGAAGAACATACCGGCACAAGCTAAGAATGCCAGCCATTCTGTGCCCGGCTTACTTACTTCCAGCACGGCCGGCATCAACAATCCGGCAGTCAGCCACATTGTAGCCATAAACCAGTGATCGTGTTCCAGTTTGTAATAGGTTGCACTGATAGAGTAAGGTACACCTTTTGCCTTTATACAAACTGCTGCCGTATAAACTGCGATAACCAAAAAAGAAATAATTAATAATAACATGATTTTCAAACTTTATTGTTTAACTTTGTTTCCGGAGACCGTAGGTCCCCTAATTTTCTTTTTTTTTACAGCCTCCAATCTGTGATAGCCTGGAGGCTGTTTTTTGATCGGTTATAAAGGCGCAAAAGCACGAACCAAGGCTTTACCATACTGTACGTAGCTATCAGCATATCCATTACCTACAAAATACGTCCAAGCGCTTATGTCATCGTATTGCGTACTGGTCCAATAAGAAAAGGTGCTCAACTCAACTCCTCCTATAAGAGACATATAATATCCTATATCAGTAAGATATCCATCAACATAATCCCACTCCCCGCAAGCCCCCAAGTAGCCATTTTTCCCATTTTTGAACAAATATTGGTTACACCATCCGGCTGCATGGCTCCGTTCTCTGCCGAGTGCCTTTATCATGGCTGTTGAGTTAGCTACGCCTGCATAATCTATCTGAGCTGTATCCCAATCATTAGTTGTTGTTACACCGGGTATAGTGGGTACATCAACATTCCACCATAGCTCTGTTTCACTTTCTGTCGGAGCAATTACAAATCTGCAGGCATTGCTGATAAATGCAACTCCCACAGCATCACTATTCCACTCCTTTTTCCACATCTTTTCTGTATATAACCGATTATCTGTCCTTAGAATGTAAACTCCATTAGGTGCACCTTCTATCGCCATACCACCTTTCTTCCGTCCCATCATCGATCTTATCATACCAACCTCCTTTCCGCCGAAAGTCGGTCAGATACTTTAGTTAAGAGGTGTTTACCCCCCCCATTAACATTTGTAAACAATTATTTCTCATGACTTTATCTCCTATTTTTTAGTCGTTAATATCTTGTTTCATCTTTTTCAACGGCAGATCATTCTTCGTAAGCCCAATAGCGGATCAGGACAGTGCCATCACCGCCGTTACCGTAAGTACCACAACCGCCACCACCGTAACCGCCACTTTTTCTATTGCCATTTCCAGTTCCGCATCCTTTGTCGTAATCGGATTCTCCACCCATGCCCCCATTTATATTTCTGTCTGAACCACCACCTCCGGCATTTCGTTTCCCAGTAGGTTCGCCAAAATCGCGGGTTGTATGCCTTTGACCCTTTCCTCCGCCATATAGGGAACCAGCTGGATAGAGAGAGCCATTTTCATTGCGGCTGCCGATTCCGTTAGATCCATCAGAACCCGCTTTAGCCGTATCTGAATCATCTCCTGCTCCGCCACTTCCGCCGTTGCCACCAGTATATGCTCCGGCATCACTTCCGCCTGGATAACCATTACCCGCACCATTTCCGCCATTAGCTCTATAACTTGAATTTAAGAATTGAGAGTATCCACCGTTGGGGGCAACTTCAGAATACCCTCCAATTCCTCCTTTCCCAACTGTTATCGGAATTGACTGACCCGGTGCAACAGAGATAGCATCACCGTCTCTCCATCCGGATGTATCTTTTTTGAAGGTTTTAGTATAGCCGCCACCTCCACCGCTTCCATTATGTCCTGCACCCCCTCCTCCGACAAGAAACACATCAACCTCCCTACATCCTTTAGGTACGATCCAGGTATAATTCCCGGCAGGATAGAACCTCTTGGTGAACAACTGCAACTTCTTCCGTCCCATCATCGACCGTCTCATCTACGCCCTCCTTTCTTACGATAAGAGGTCGTAACTTCTTTATTTATAGAGCATTTACCCCCCCCCGTTTAACTTTTAATAACATAACCTGTTTCATTGCTTTACCTCCTGTACAATTGTGGGCAAGTCTTTCAAGTCGTTCGGATAACCTGTAACGGTTGTCAGAATGCAGAGATAGATCACACCGTATTGTTCATAATATTTGTCTTTCTCGAATGCCATACCCTGCACGTATGGAATAGGATCATCAAGCGTGCCTGCGTGCTCAGCTTCAACGATCTTATACAGTGAAGCAGTTTCTATGCCCGGTTTCCAATCGGCTTGCAGCTTGTGCTTTTGTATCACTTCAAACAAAGTGTCGCTTTCTCCTTCCACTACTCGAAGCCGGAAGCCTATTTCAACTTCCTTGCCAAACTCCGCATCTTTCTCACCCCAAATGGGGAATAAGACCTGCATCTCCAACGCTTGGCTGGCTGTGAGAGACACGCTGTTCATCATCGCACGGGCAAAGGTCACTGCCTGCGCTTCCGGGGATTTAGCGATTGCCTTATCTGCTTTAGTTTGCAAGGCTGCCGTTGTTGTATGGATCATTTCAGGATAGCCTTTTACTATGATAGCTTCGACCTCCTCGGCTGTTTGGGCGGCATCGATACGGGATAGCAAGCCGTCTGTCACCTTGGCGCACTGCTCCGAATAGTCCGCTATTTCGTCAAGAGCAACCGTTAAGATATTCGAGGCGTACAGATGACCGCCTACTTCGACTTCTTCCTGCCGGCCACACTTGTCTTTCAGACGAAGCGTATCACCGGCATAGGCATCCTGTTCGTCGATGTAGTAATGATGGATGTCTTTGTCGTAGATTTCCTGCCGTTTGGCATCACGGGCACGCCAGAGCAGTTCTTCCGGTGTCGGTTCTGGTTCCGGAGCGGGCTGCATGTGCCAACACTCCAACGGGGTTGCATCCGGATGTTCGTTGTGGTACTGTTCCTGTTCTTCTGAGAGCGGAAGATAAGCCCCAACCTCATAATCGTCTATATCTGTACTTATGAGATAGGAATCAGGAAGTTTTACTTTCGTTTTCCAAAAATTAATGTCTTTATGAATGTATATCATATTGCTATTCTTAATTGTGATAATATAAACAAATTATACCCTGTCCTCCTTTTCCTCCTTTACGTGACAGACCACCACCTCCTCCGCCACCAGCTCCAATGCCACCATTTCCGCCATTCGTAGGATTGCTTGAGCCTGAATTTCCACCATTTCCACCTGATTCAAGACCTGCCGCCCCACCACCTGCTCCAGACCCATCCGAACCAGATCCGTTCGAGCCTTTCCCCGAAGTTCCACCTCCTCCAAATAGGCCAATAGGAATAAGTACATTGTTATATTTATATCCTGTACCACCTTGATAAGATTGACTATTTCCACCTTTATAACCGCCCATACCATCTGCATTACTTACACTGTTTCCACCGGTCATTCCTGACGATGAATTTCCATTACCCGACATAGATGCGCCTGAACCACCAGCATAACCGTAAGAACCATTCCAATAACCAGGAGAGCCTCCACCATTATTACAAATCGCGATATCGGAAGATGGGTTTTCTACCAACTTTGATAGAATGGTATATATACTGTCTGGTATTTTAGAGCCATTACCAAGCCCTCCTGCTCCCTCACTATTACCTCTTTGCCCTCCAGCACAGATTATCGTATCCCCGTTTATTTCAAGAGTTGTACTATCCCCATCAGTTTGTGCATTTACAGGCTTTGCAATTTTACAAGTCAAAGTTTTCGGTAGCAAAGAGATTTTTATATTACGAGCAAATGCTATTGTTCCAGAAGCTCCACCGCTACCACTGTTTGTGCCACCTCCGCCGCCACCTCCAACGATTAGCAAATCCACAAACTTATATTTTTTCTCTATTATATAATTCTGTTGGATACCTAAAGGACTTACCAGCTTTACCAATTTAGGCACTGTATTATATAGATTACCTGATATCAATCTACGTTTCATCTCTTCCTGTTTTGAATTATACCCTAACTACTATTATCCCGTGTTCTTTCTTCAAGGATACACCTGTCGGTTTCCCGTTCGGTAACGTTACACTTGATTCCTCGGACTGCCAGCCAGAACCATTAGGGACCGGTTGGTCAAAGTCCGACCCGGAACTGTTCAAGATCGACAGATAGAATTCCTGCATTTCCGGTACGCTGGCGATATCGGCAAAGTTGATCGCTTGCGGGGATTTGCTTGTGTATTTGAAGCGAAGGTTATACGGTGATGACGGAAGAGCCGCCAGAGACTCGACATCGACATACTCTTTCAGCCTCAAAGAGTCCGATACCTTCGTTTTCTCTTCATTGCTGTAATTATTATCCGTATGGACATAAGCAGCGTCCTTGACCGTATGGTCGTCATTCTGTAACTGGGATAGCCTTGTCGGAATCGCCTGCTGGACATTTGTGATGCTCTGGTTCAGCCCGGCGATGATCCCTTGCAACGTCTGTGTGTCCTCTACGTTGGCAAGGAAAGCGATGATCTCGTTAAATGACTCGATGGCACTCGATGCGTCACCCGAAACGAGCGTGTTGACTTGCTGCTGCAAGGCTGTCAGCGCGTTCCTGATTTCCGTGTCGTCGTAGCTTTCCCCGTCCTGTCCTTCGGCTACCACACCCGTATCCTCTTCGCCTATTTTCCAATGCTTGGTTTCCGGATCGATCGAAGGAACCGGGGCATCGTTTCCCCGAAGGTTCGGGGTGTCAAACTTACCTTCAGCCGTCGTGATCGTCAGGATATAGGTCGTGGCATCATTCGTTTTAACTGTGACCTTCACCTCCTGCATGACGGCCGGCAACTGGGCAAACGTATGAACGCCATCAGCCAGCTTCATGTTGAATTTACCGTTTTCCAAACGTTCAAATAACCAGACTGA